TAATGAAGTATCCCTACTTCGAGTGTTCAATAAGAAATCTTAAAGATAAGAACTACATGATCTAACTCTTGTTCTGCTCCACATAGTTAACACTAAAAAAATAGAAAGTATAGTTCTAATCATGAGCAGCAGCAAAAAATTAGTTATATTTGATCTAGACGGAGTTCTTGTAGATGCCTGTGACTGGCACAGAGATGCACTAAACGAAGCCCTTCTTGAAGTTAGTAATACTTCCATTGGCGAGAAAGAGCATGTTTCAACTTTTAACGGAATACCCACTAGAAAAAAGCTTGAAATATTAATAGATCAAAAAAGAGTAAAAGAATCTGACCTAGAGAGAATTTATGATCTCAAGCAAGAAAAAACAGTTCAGATCATACAACAAAAAGCTCAAAAAAGAAAAGAGAAAATAGAGCTCATTACAGAGCTCAAGAGAAAAGGTTTTATAGTTGCCTGTTTCACAAACTCAATAAGAGAGACTGCAAGCCTCATGCTTTCCAAAACAGGGATTATTGATCTTTTCGAACTAGTTTTAACAAATCAAGATGTTTCCAGCCCAAAGCCAAGTCCCGAAGGTTACGTAAAAGTAATGAAACACTTCGAAGTTAGCAAAGAAGAGACCTGTATAATAGAGGATTCTCCCAAAGGCATTGAAGCTGCTAAACAATCAGGTGCTCAAGTAATTGTTGTGAAAAATCCCGGTGATGTCAATCTAAACTTGATTGAAAGGATATTATGAAGATACTAATACCAATGGCAGGCGAAGGAAGTAGATTTGCCAAAGAAGGATACACGTTTCCAAAACCTTTGATCGATGTTAATGGAAAGCCGATGATACAAAGGGTTGTCGAGAACCTAGACTTTGACTCTGAGTATATCTTTCTAGTCAGAAGAGAGCACATCGAAAAGTATGAAGGAATGCTTGACACTCTCGACAGAATAACAAACGGAAGGTTTAATCATGTTGTTGTTGATGCACTCACTGAAGGAGCCGCATGCACTGCTTTGCTAGCTAGAGATTTAATCGACGACGATGAAGACTTGCTAATAGCTAACAGTGATCAAGTCATAGACTACGAACCAGAAAACTTCAACTTAATTAGAAATACCAGCAACTTTGATGCTGTTGTGTTCACCTTTAACGCAGTTCACCCTAAGTGGTCTTTTGTGAAAACCAACTCTAGAGGATACATCACAGAAGTAGCTGAAAAGAAACCTATTTCTAACATAGCCACATGTGGAATCTACTGGTATCGAAAAGGTTCTGATTTTGTTAGATATGCAGATCGAATGATAGAAAAGAATATAAGGGTAAACAATGAATTCTATATTGCACCCGTTTACAATGAGCTTATTGAAGATGGAAAAACTCTTGTTCCTTTCTATGTAAGCAAGATGCACGGTCTTGGGACTCCCGAAGATTTAAGGTTTTACTTGGACAAGGCATGAGAGAAGAAAAGTTACTTGAGAAAATAAGACTTTTTAAAGCTGCGGGCCTGGGATTAATGTCAAAGGCTCAGTACGAAGAAGTAGGAAAACTATTACTTAGTCTCGCTCCGTGTAATTTTCTAGTTTTCGGCCTAGGTGACGACTCTCACTTGTGGCATGAAGTTAACTCTGAAGGGAAAAATATTTTTCTAGAAGATGATTCTGAATGGATATCGAGATTTGAAGATTCCGGGCTTGATATAAGAAAAGTCAATTACAAAACTCAGATAAAAGACGTTAACGAGATAGGGTTTGATGAAAAAATTCTTTCTTTAGACTTGCCAGAAGACATTCGAGAAACTGAGTGGGATTTGATACTAGTAGATGCACCTTTAGGTCACGGTCCTCCTACTCCTGGATCACCATGGGAAAACACACCGGGAAGACCTTTTAAAGGACCGGGTCGAATGTCATCCATTTACGAAGCTTCTCGACTAGTAAAGAAAAACGGTCACGTAGTCGTCGACGACATGAGTCGCCACGTTGAGTTCTTATACTCAATGAACTTCTTAGGGCAGAAAAACTTAAAAACTTTAGTAGAAAACAAAGTAGGAATATTTCAAGTTTGAAAAGAATAATAGCTCACAGGGGTAACATTAACGGTCCTGATCCAGAAAAAGAAAATACGCCTGAGTATATTTTGCACGCCCTAAATTCAGGATACGAGGCTGAGATAGACGTGTGGTTTATCTCGAACAATTTTTTCTTAGGTCATGATGAACCTGATCATCTGGTAGAAGAGTCTTTTTTAGAAAATGAAAGACTTTGGTGTCATGCTAAAAACAAAGAAGCTCTTCAAAGAATGCTTCTTAACAAAAAGATACACTGCTTCTGGCATCAAGAAGATGATTATACTGTAACTTCCAAAGGTTTTATCTGGGCGTACCCGGGAAAGCCAGCAGAAGGAAAAGCTATTTGTGTAATGCCCGAAAGATCGCCAGGAGTAGATGTCGATACTTTCGTCGGTGTTTGTACTGACTTTTGTGAGAGATTTAAATGAAAAAAGAAGATTTAGAAAGAATAGTCAATGATTTGTCCGACTCAGATGGATGGAATCACTATTACGAGTTTCCTTACAACATAAAAACAAGATCAGTTCATATTCAATCACCTGGATATTGTATTCATAAGTGGCCTAGACTTGAAGCTATCCTTTCGAAAGAATCTCTAGAAAAAAAGACTCTCGTCGATGTCGGGTGTTCCGATGGATATTTTTCAATCAATGCAGCCCGAATGGGACTAAAAGTAAAAGGTTTCGATCTAGATCCCTTAAGAATAAAGAGAGCAGAGCTGGCAAAAGAAGTTCTCTCTCAGGAGAATGTAGATTTTGAATGCAGAGATGTTTTTAAAATAGAGGGTTTGCAAAAATTTGATTATTGCTTTGGTCTGGGTCTGTTACACAGAGTCTCAGATATTCAGGGATGTTTAGAAAATTTATCAAATCTTTCTGACTTTCTTATTCTTGAGTACAAGACCTACAACTCAGTTTCAGACATGTGTTTTGAGGGAAAAAAGGGAGAAGTAAAAGTTAATGCTTTCAATACTCTTCATGGAATACCTACTAACACTTTTGTCAAAAATAGGCTTGAGGAACTTGGTTTTAATGAAATAGAATTTGATCTAGATACAAAGAGCAACTTAAAATTTAAGAGATCTATCTGCGTAGCGAGGAAATAGATGAAAAAAGCTTTTTTTGTACATATACCCAAGACCGCTGGAAACTCAGTGAGACAAGCACTCAGATCCCACGATATTCTTTCTAATCCCGGATATGAAAAGAAAGAAAGAGAACATCACTTTGGATCGAAGAAGGCCAAGAGAGTTAAGGGGTCGCACATTTCATTTAACACAGACGTTTGGCCCAGCTATTCAGATCTCAAAGAATATAAAAATGCAGAGTTTTCCTTCACGGTTTTGAGGAACCCGTATGATATGCTTTACAGCTACTATAGCCACTTTATAGATAGTTCAAAAACTAAGAATTGGATAGATAGAGGGTGGGCAAACGTTAACGGTTACCATAATATAAGTAGTTTTGAAAATTTCATCGACATTTATACCTCTATCGATCCTGAGAAGTGGCATGTACCGTCTTTGTGTCAAAATCTTTTCGGGCAAATATTTTCAGAAGACAAAAATCTTCTCGTCGACAAAGCCATATTTGTGGAGAGACTTAATGAAGGACTCTCTAAGATTTCAAGAATTATCAGCCCTGGATCTAAAATAGCAACATGGAGGCTCAACGAATCTCCTAAGAGAAAAAAAGACTATAGACTTGCTTACACCGATTCAATGGTTGAGAAAGTTAGGAAAAAATGTTCTTGGGAGCTTGATTCTTTTGGATATTCTTTTGAGTCAAGAAAGCCCAGTCATGAAAAAAGAATCATAGAGCTAAAGGATTATGTCAAGTCAAGCTAAGATAAAACTAGTTAACAGAGGTGATCTGATCAATTTAGGCAGAGTCCCAGTATCAGCTTCTGATAACTCTTTGCTTAAGACATGTAAGCTTATAATAGAAAACAATCCAAGCAGCTCAGAGGCTGAAGAGTTTCTTATAAGCTACTATCAAAACCTAGCGTATACAGATCTTAACAGCCTTTTCAATACTAGTATAAGCGTCCTGGAAAGAAAATCTTTTCACAATTACTTTCTTCCGTGGATTCACAAGAAACCATCGCGCACCCGAGACGTAGCATTTACTCAAAAGATAGCCGAAATAGAAGTTATCAAAAAAGTAAGGAAGCTAAAAGAAATAATGATATCAGTTCAGGCAAAAGGCTATGTTCCGAAAGATCACCCCGATCGAAGACATGGTCACATATCTGGTTATTTTATTGAGTCAAGAAAAAAAAGAGGCTTCTATGTCGTTGCAGGAAATCATAGATTCTCAGCCCTGTCAGCCCTAGGATTTGAAAAAATTCCTGTAATATACGAGAGCGTTGATTATTTTAAATCAAGAGATCGGGATTGCTTCGGGTGGAAAGAGTTGCCCAAGGTTTTTAGCTATAAAGACATTGAAAAATGGCCTTCTGTTAAGTCTGGTTTTTTAAAGGCCGAAGAAGCTGAGGTTATACTAGAGTCATATCTAGATTTTAAGTGAGATTTTTATGAATAAAGTTTTTGAAGACTATAAAGACATTCACAAGGGAAAAAGAGTTTTTCTTGTAGCAAACGGACCAAGTCTAAATGACACAGACTTAGACTTGATTAAGGGCGAGTATTCTTTCGCCATGAATAGAATTTCTCTAAAATATGAAGAAACAGAATGGAGGCCCACCTACTACCTTTTTTCTTCAACAAATGTTAACAGCTCTAAGCCCTGGCACCAACAATGGAGAGAGTCAGTTCGAACTGCAATAGAGTCTGATAAGACAACTTGTTTCGTTGCTGAACAATTTAGAAATCAAGTTGATCCCGAAAATAAATACAGCCAGGTTAAGTGGTTTTCTAGTCTTTCTGAGAACAAACCAGATCCCCAGGGAAATGTTTTGCACACATGTTTTTCTACTAATGTAGTTGATAGAATAGACAAGACAGGCACCACGATGAACTTAGCTCTTCAGCTATGTTATCACATGGGTTTTTCTGAAATAATTTTTGTAGGAGCAGATCTTGGGTGGACTTTCGATACAGGGACTAAGAAAGATCCAAACCACTTTTCAAAAGAATATACTGCTGAGATCACCAAGCCTGAAAAGGCAAATTATCAAATGAGAAATATTCACTCCCTGGCTTACGCTTATTTTAGCAGAGACAAACCAGATGTGAAGTTTTACAACGCTAGTAAAAAAACAGTCTTAGATGTCTACCCTATCATAGACTATGAAAAGTACATATCAGAAGGAAACACTGATGTGATGTCCGACAGGCTACAAAACGCCCGGGCATTCTGGGTAAGGCCCCCTCAGTATGGAGGGTATTTTGAGTAGAAAGGAACTAAAATGAAGATTGGGATCATAGGCCAGGGTTTTGTAGGTTCTGCTATAAGAGAGGGACTAGACGACTATTATGAAGTACTGACTTACGATAAAGACTCATCTAAGTCAAGAAACAGTCATGAAGAAGTAGTCAGAAACTCTTCAATTGTTTTTATATGTGTTCCTACTCCGATGAGAAAATCAGGTGAATGTGACACCCGAATTCTAGAGTCAGTGATATCTGATGTAGAAAACGTAGATACAAAAAACGAGCCCGTTCTGGTTATAAAGTCAACAATACCTCCAGGTACAACTGATAGAGTTTCTGGTCTCACTCGATTTGATGTCTGTTTTAGCCCTGAGTTCTTGACTGAAGCTAACTCTTTCCAAGATTTTAAGAACCAGACTAGGATAATAGTCGGTGGCCCAAGGCCAGCGACAGGAAAAGTAAAAGCAATGTTCAGAAAACCTTTTCCTGAGATTCCTATTATAAAGACAGGAACTAGAACTGCTGAGATGATAAAATATTTCACTAATTGCTTTTTAGCTACCAAGGTCACTTTTGCAAATCAAATGTATGATATCTGCAAATCTGCTGGAATAGATTACGACAAGGTTTGCGAATATGCACTTTATGACCAGAGAATAGGAAGAACTCATCTGGCAGTACCGGGACCAGATGGAGATAGAGGTTTCGGAGGACACTGCTTTCCAAAAGATCTTGCTGCAATGATATACTTTTCTAATGAGATCATGAATGAAAATTCTGACTTTCTAAAGTCTGTTGAAGATTCTAACAATAGATATAGAAAAGATAGAGACTGGGAATCAATGCAAGGGAGAGCAGTTTCAGATGACTAAAGCAGTTGTGACAGGCGGCTGTGGCTTTATAGGAAGCCACATCGTAGACAGACTTATTGTTGACGGTTTTGAGGTCGAAGTAATCGACGATCTTTCAGCGCCTGAAAACGAAGAGTTCTATTTTAACGACAAAGCTGTTTATCACAAGATGGACGTTTCCAAAGATGATTGCTTTAAAATATTCGAAAAAGCTTCTTATGTTTTTCATCTTGCTGCAAGAAGCAGAATTCAGCCTACGATAGATTCTCCAAATAGATGTTTCGAAGTAAACGTCGTAGGTTCTCAGAGAGTCCTGGAGTGGTCTAGGAGATCAAGCGTGAGCAAATTCATATATTCAGGCACAAGTTCTCTTTACGGTCACCAGAATTCAATTCCCTTTCTTCCTAACATGCCTACTGACTGCCTAAATCCTTACTCAATGTCTAAGTGGATGGGGGAGCAAATTTGTAAATTGTATAGTCAGAACTACGGGCTAAACACTGATGTTCTTAGATACTTTAATGTTTATGGCCCTAGAGAGCCTATTAAAGGACAGTATGCTCCTGTTATTGGGCTTTTTAAGAGACAGGTGTCAGAGGGAAAACCAATGACAATAGTGGGCGACGGCGAGCAAAAAAGGGACTTTACTTACATCGATGATGTTGTCGAAGCCAACATCCTGTCAGCTCTTTCCAACAAAAGAAAAGGGTTCAACATTTATAATGTCGGTTCCGGAAAGAACTATTCTATAAATCAGGTAGCTGACATGATAGGCGGCGAAAGAAAATTTATAAAAGAGCGACCTGCTGAGGTCAGAGAAACTCTAGCAGACATTGAAGACACTCAGTCTGTTTTCTCCTGGTCTCCTAGACACTCTCTTGAAGAGAAAATTTTATCATATTAGGTGAGAAATGAAGAATATTTTAGTAACAGGGGGCTTGGGATTTATAGGTTCTAGCCTTGTAGAAAGACTTAGACACGACAACAAGGTCACTGTTGTAGACAACATATCTTCAGCGAGAGAAGACTGGAAAGAACTTGTATCTAAAAACTCAAACGTCGATTACATCGAGTCTTGCTATTCATCTCCCGTAGTTTTAAATGCCCTTAGGTCTGGAAAATTTGACTATGTTTTCCATGTCGCCGCAGTCCCTAGAGTTTTATACTCCGTGGAAAATCCTGTTGAAACTACTGACAACAATGTAATGAAAACCATTTCACTTATTGACGGATCGATAAGAGGCGGCGTAAAGAGATTTATCTTTTCTTCTTCTTCGTCTGTTTACGGAGGTGCCGAAGTTCTTCCTACTCCTGTTAATTTTAAAAAGGATCCTAAGTCACCGTATGCTTGGCACAAGTCATCAGTAGAGGATTACATTGCCATGGCTTCTTTTCTTTACAACGTAGATATGGTTTCTCTGAGATATTTTAACGTTTTTGGTCCTGGACAGTTTGGAGGATCTGCCTATTCAACAGCAGTCTCTGCTTGGTGTCATGCAATAAAAAACGAAAAACCTTTAAGAAAAGACGGAACTGGAGAGCAGTCTAGAGACATGTGTTATATTGACAATGTTGTTGACGCAAACATAAGAGCCATGGAGTGTGAATCCAAGTTCTCGGGTGAATGTTTTAACGTAGCGTGTGGAGATAGAGTTTCTAACAACGAGATTCTAGAATTTCTAGTCAAGAGACACCCAGACATAAAAATAAAAGAAGCACCATTCAGACTAGGAGACGTAATGCACACCTTGGCAGATATCTCTGAATCTGAGAAAACTTTGGGATATTCCCCTAAGATTAGGTTCTGGGAAGGACTAGAAAGAACTTTAGCTTGGTGGGGACTAGACTGAACTTAAACTTTTGATCATTTTTTTCTAATATTGATTTATAATTTATAAGAGAGAAAACATGTCAAAAGAACAATCTCTACCTCTTTTACCTACCGGCAAGCCTCACATCTCTTTTTCAGAAGCAAGAATGTGGAAAGAATGTCCGTGGCGTCACAAACTAGTTCATATAGATAAGCTTTCCCTCCAAGAAGAATCACCTCACCTTCACTATGGTACTTTGGTTCATGAAGCAGTTGAAAATTTCTTGAACAATAAAGTGATGGACATAAAATCATGTCAAGAAAAAATAGAAGAAGCCTGGGGCGACCATGGATTTGACACCCAAGAGTTTGTAGATAAACAGACAGCTTCAGCTCAGAAACAAGGTTGGAAGTATAGACACGACGATCTAGAGAGCTGGAAGCAGTCAGCTGAAAACTGCTTGACAAGGTTGCCTAGCTTCATGGACGAGAATTTTGGAGAATGGAAATCCATCGAAGCAGAACATCAACTCTATGAAAACATAAGAGGATGTCAGGGAGAGAAGTTCAAAGGTTTCATCGATGCCATCATTCTTTCAAAAATTGAAGGAAAGAAAAAGGCTTGGATCATAGACTGGAAGACATCTTCACCTCGAGGGTGGTCTAAGCAAAAGAGACAAGACTTTTTAATGCAAGCTCAATTAATGCTCTACAAGTCGTTCTGGTCCGAGAAGATGGAGCTTCACAGCAGAGACATATCTTGCGGCTTCGTCCTTTTGAAAAAGAAAACAAAAATGGAAAAATCAGTTCAGCTAATACCCGTTTCAGCAGGTCCCACCTCAATGGAAAGATCTCAAAAAATGATTCGAAGTGCAATCAAGGGTATAAAGTCTGGAATGCTTCTTAAGAATAGAGAGGCATGCAAATTTTGTGAGTTCAAAGATACGCCTCATTGCACTTGAGCGCGTTTACTAAACATTACCTCTATGTAATATTCGATCATGAGTGAAAAATATAAAGTTTTAGTCCTTTCCGACCACGCACTGAGCACATCAGGCGTAGGCTGCCAGACAAGATTCTTAATTGAGGGTCTTATAAAAAAAGGCAAATGGTCTTTTAGACAGTTCGGTGCAGCCATTAAGCACACCAACTATGATGTTGTACAAGTCAATCCAGATTTTATCATCAAGCCAATCGACGGATTCGGTGACAGAAACATGATTCTTCAGACTTTAATAGCTGAGAAGCCTGATGCTGTCTTGATATTCACAGACCCTAGATTTTTTATATGGCTTTTTGAAATAGAAGACGAAATAAGACAGCTTTGTCCTATAGCTTACTGGCATGTCTGGGACAACTACCCATTTCCGGAGTATAATAGACCCCTTTATGCATCTACTGACTTGATAAACTGTCATTCTCACATGACATACGAGATGGTCAAGAAGGAGTTTCCGGAAAGAACAAACTTTGTCCCTCATTCTTTACCCGAAGAGATATTTTATCCTCTTCCTGAGAATGAAGTCAGACAGTATAGGTCTGAAGTTCTAGGTAAAGGAACAGAGGATAAGTTTGTTCTTTTCTGGGTAAATAGAAACGCAAGGAGAAAAAGGCCTAATGATGTTCTATGGGCGTGGAAAAAGTTCTTAGAAAAAGCAAAAGCCGCTGGAAGAAAAAATGACGCTTTGCTTCTAATGCACACGGACCCTACTGATAATGAAGGTCCGAACTTGCTAGAAACAGCATCAGCTCTAGATATTCAAGACTCCATTATTTTTTCAAACCAGAGACTTGAGTTTGAAAAAATGAACGTTTTGCACAACATGTCAGATGCTTGTATAAACATATCTTATGCCGAAGGCTTTGGACTCGCCACCCTTGAGGCTATGAACTGTGGAAAGCCAATCATAGCTGGAAAGACCGGAGGTTTAACAAGGCAGGTGGTTGATCACAGAGATGGGTCTGAGAATGGAGTAGCTCTTCCTATAAGATGCAAGAGTCTTGTGGGATCTCAGTCTGTCCCTTATATCTATGAAGATTATGTTGATGTCGATGAAGCTTCAGATGCTATTTTCAAGCTATATAGCATGACAAAAGAAGAAAGATCCTCCCTGGGTGAAAAAGCTAGATCTTACGCTCTTTCTGAGTTTTCTCACCAGAAAACCATTGACCTTTGGGATGAGACCCTAGAAAAGATAATATTAGAAAGAAGAGATAACCCGACTAGGCGATGGACAATTCAGGAGGTTAAACCTTGAAATCAGTACTTTTAAGAGGACCGGTATTTTCAAAGTCAGGTTATGGCGAGCACACTCGCCAGATTTACAGATACCTTCGAGAACAAAACGTCAGGATATCCATAGAATCTTTGAACTGGGGATATACTCCTTGGTTTGTTAAGAGTTCTGATTACTTTGGATTGATCGGAGAGATGCAAGAAAAATGTATCAGAGATCCTGAAGAAAAATATGATGTGACCATACAGTGCCAACTTCCGAACGAATGGGATCCTAGTCTTGGTAGATTTAACATCGGAGTAACTGCAGGAGTCGAGACAGACTTTGCCAATCCTTCTTGGACAACAGTCGATGTCAATAAAATGGACCTCGTGCTAGTTCCTTCTGACTTTACTAAGAAATCTTTTGAAAAACTCGTAAAACCCAGGACTGAGATAAAAGTCGTTCCTGAGTCTTATTATGATGAGCTATTGACTGACTCTCAAAAGTCGTCGGCCGAAGAAGACCTAAAGACTGATTTTAATTTCTTGACAGTAGGCGTTCTGACTGGAACATCTCCGGAGACTGATAGAAAGAATCTTTTCTATTTAATAAAGTGGTTTGTTGAAGAGTTTAAGAATGACAATGATGTAGGCCTGGTTATAAAAACCAACAAAGGAAGAGACACAGAGATAGACAAAGTAGCAACTTCCAGGCTGCTAGCCCAGGTTCTAGGTGAGGTAGGGCATAATGGTCAACCTAGAATCTATCTTCTTCACGGAGAGATGTCCAGAGAGGAAATGAGAGATCTTTACAAGTCCGATAAGATAAAAGCTTATGTTTCTGCGACGAGAGGAGAGGGTTTTGGTCTACCTTTGCTTGAAGCTGCAGTTTCTGGTTTGCCGGTAATTGCAACAAACTGGTCAGCACACACTGAGTTTTTAAATAAGGGAAAATGGATAAGTCTAGATTACGACTTAAAAGAAGTTGCAGAATCAAAAATAGACGACCAGATATTCATCAGAGGCTCTAAGTGGGCTGAAGTTAGAGAAGGCGATTTTAAAAGAAAGCTCAGGAACTTTTACAAAAAGCCCGGTCTTCCAAAGGAATGGGCTAAGAATCTTAGTGGAAATCTAAAGAAAGAATACTCAATAGAATCTATTAAAAACCACTATCATGAAGCATTAGGAGATCATCTTAGTTGATCTATTGGTACATAGGATCAGTTGTACTTTTAACATACGCTGCACTAGTGTCATATTATTGTCTAAAGTTCGCTATGATCGTTCTTAGGGTTCAAGATTCCATAGAACAGTCTGTTGATTTAATTGAAGAGAAATACGAAAGCATGTCTGAGATCCTATCTAGACCGCTTTTTTATGACAGTCCTGAAGTTAGAAAAGTCGTAGAAGACATTTCAGAAGTGAGAGAATCTTTAAATCAAGTAGCTTTCGACCTAACAAACAAAATAGAGAAAGACACAGAATTAGAATGAAGGGTAGAAAAAAGATAAGGAGAAAACCGGGAACTCCTAGGAACATGTACTTTACAAAAGAGACGGGAGAGTCTATTGCAAAGTATTGCGAAACTGAGTGTCCTGATTCAAAAAGAACTATATATGAAAAAGAGATATTGCCATCATTTGCTAAATTAGCGGAGAATTTAATTTTCGTATATGGCTTTAAGTCTCCTTACGCCACCTCAGAAGAGCTTAAAGTTGACTGTGTTTCTTTTATGTTTGAGACTTTGCATAAGTGGGACCCTTCCAGGGGTTCAAAAGCTTTTTCTTATTTTAATGTTGTTGCTAAGAATTGGTTTATTATCAACACCAGAAAGCATTTAAAAAGAAGAAATAGACATCTTAGCATTGATGATCCTAACTCTATGTCTGCAGCTCAAAGAGCAGTTTTTGAAGATTTTGACTACGTACCGCCAGCTGATGAAATTATGATAAAAAATCAGGCTAAAAAAGAGATTATCAATCTCCTGGAGGATATGAAAGTAAAGCTTACAAATGAAAACGAGTTAAAATGTCTTCACGCAATCGAGACTCTTTTTGGCTCTATTGATGATCTTGAGCTTCTAAATAAAAGAGCAGTTCTACTATACATAAGAGAGATAAGCGGACTTGACAAGAAGCACCTCTCTAAGGCAATGTCTGTAATTAGAAGACACTATAGGTCTATGTCAAAGCTTCCTGACAAGTACTGCATTTTTTGAGGTATTATGAAAGACAACGAAGAAAAAATAGAAAAGATGCTCAAAAAAGTTAAGAAGAAAGAAGAAAGGCTAAAAAGCTTTTCTGAGCTCTTAGAGGGTCTTGCAACAACAGACGAGAAAAAGAAATCTCTCTGGAAAGAGATTTATGAAAATGCTGCTAGTGATAGAGAAAGAGCTTCGATTCTCTTTACTGAGGCTTACAAGACGATGGGTTCAAGCACATCAGACCACGTAGCGATGGGATCCATAATGTCAAAATATCTAGAAAGGATGTCAAAGTCAAACGATCAAATACTGAGCTTGGCTGATTTGGTTAACAAGGCAGAGCAAGACCAAGAGAAGATAGTTCCCGACGAACTCTATAGCAAGATACTAGGTGACTAATGACAAATCTCTTCAGACCTACAAAGGAGATAAACGAAGCTCCTTTTTCTCGTTTCGTTGTTGTTGAAGTTCTTTCAAAAACGTATCATGAAAGAGAACAGATAGCTGAGTGGTCTCAAAGTGTAACTAACGGAGAGTTTTTCACACAGTCCACTGGTGAAGATGGTGAAAACCTAGAGTCGTATCTAATAGCCCCTAGGAATTCTTTGATAGCCAAGAAGATAGACGGAGGAGAAAGCAGGTCTGAAGGCAATTTGATCATTATGTACCCATTTTTTTCTTCTCACTTTTCCCTTCCTGTCAAGCCAGGTGAGCAGGTATGGGGCATGGAAGAGCTCGATGGAAAAGTATTCTGGCTTTCTAGAATTCATGAACCAGACGCTGTTGAGGATTTAAACTTTACTCACGGCGATAGAAGAGAAATACCCACTATTCAAGAGACGAATGAAATAAAAGAAGATTCCCCGGATAACTTAGTCGTGGAGAGGAAACCTTCTTTTCCTAACGGATTTAACTTAGTAAACAGAGCGTCAGATCTTTTAGACCCTGAATCTACTGATGTAGAAAAGCTAAATGAAGCAGGAGTGAGCGAAGACCACTTTACGTTACCTGACCTCAACGGCTATGAAAAAATATTTTCTGAAAATTCTGAAAAAAGTTCAGTTGTCTACGAGCCCGTCCCAAGGTTTACTAAAAGACCTGGAGATCTCACGCTTCATGGGTCTAACAACACATCCATAGTACTAGGTACTGAAAGAGGATACGGTGCAAACATACGGCCTGAAGACACAGATGGTAGCAATCTAAACCCAGAGAATGACGATGCATCTCTAGTAGGGCTTACTGAGGGAATGGGCGCAATTGACATAGTCGTAGGAAGAGGTAGACTTCATGAAGGAGCCGAGGCCAACGCAGACGTAGATCCTGCAGGAACTAGGCCAAGGGTGATAGGAAACCCTAGGGAAAATTTTGAGACTGATAAGAACGTAGGATTAGATTCTTCGAAAGCCCCTGAGGGATCTGCTCTTGCTGATGTTAACGAGGGCGATCCTGATTTCATTAATGATGCCTCAAGGATCTATATCTCAATAGCTTCAGACCCAGATAATTTGTTCGGGCTCTCTTACCCGGATCAACCAGCGGAAGGAACTGTTGTCGAGCCTACCCTAGGAGACTCTTCGATCGTTTTTAAGTCTGATCAAATAAGAATAGTCGCGCGTAAGGATGATGAGAACGGAATCAATGGTTCAATTAGGATAATCAAAGAAGGTGAATCAGAAGCTGACAGAGCAACTGTGGTGATACAGCCTGACGGATCGATCATGATAGATGGACCGAAGATAATAATCGGAGATGGAAGAGAGGACACTAGTGGAGGTGAAAACGGAGCAGGAACACAGGTTGAAATCGGAAGGGAAGCTTCTGAGCCCATAGTGATGGGAAATCAATTAAACACCACTTTGGCTGAGTTTATGGAGGACGTGATAAAATTCATCACAGATACGTTCGTTAATCACGGTCACGCAACAGGCGCCGGACCTTCCGGAATCGCCGGAACTGGAGCCGACGCTGGAACCACACCCACAGCACTCCAGACTCATGAAACAGATATCCAAGCGATGATTGACAAGCTAAACCTTCATCTGAGCAAAGTAGGAAAAACTAAATAATGGCACTGAACAAGAGTTCACTTGAGGAAAATATAAAGAAGCTTTTAGACCTAGAGCAAGAGCCACATGCAACAAACCCACAAGACTGCGCCGAGCTAATATGTGACTACATAGATGAGTATCTTTCAACTGCTGAGCTTGACCCATTTCCAGCCCCTGGAATTCAGCCAGGATCACCACCAGTCCCAGATCCCGTCGGACCAGCACTTAAAGTCGAGCCTGGCTCTCCTGTTACCACAGACCTTTTCAAAGCAGATCTAATAGCTGTTATGAATTTACAGTCGGGTGACTTTTCTTCATGTGGGCCTCAACTTGTGTCCGACTTATCTGTTATCACCGAGGTCAAGGATTCAAACGGTTACAAAGCCCCTGGAGCCTCTGTTTGCGCTAATCCGCCAGACATAGACGCTGCTTTTAACAAAGGTAAAAACCAAGAAAATCATGAGGCTGTAGCAGCAGAGTTAGCAGACCAGATTCATAATGCAGTGATATCTACTACGTTTACAGCTGCAGGCGCTTATGCCAATGGCGCGTTTCTTCAAACCCCTCCTGTCCCTCCTTATGTCTCCGTTCTGAAATAGACCGTTCATCCTACACACAAGGTCAGTTTTTTGTAAACTTTAAGAGCATAAGTGTTGTTCTCTAATAAACTTGAGTAGACGCATAATTATTGCAGAGGTGAAACGGTGTCTGATCAGGGAAGAAAAGTATATAGCTTTAAGTCGGTAGGTGAGACTGAGCCGGAAAGAGCTCAGAGACCCGATAGCAATAGACTAGATCTTCCGATAGGTATCAAAACTCCAATGAGGCTGTCAGCTGGTAACTTTGCTCTTTTTGATATGCACACAAACCTTGCTGCTCAAATAAGAGACAATTTCAGAAACATGGTTTCTACAAATCACGGAGAGCGTCTCTCTATATACGACTTTGGAGGAAACTTACTTCCTCTAGCTTTTGAACTCGGCGCCGATGATGTAGACACCCAGGCAATTAAGAGGATCACTGCCACTACTGAAAAGTACATGCCTTTCATTTCTTTAGAAACTTTTGAACCCTTTAGGGAGAATAGTGAAGACGGAAATCTTGCAAAGATAGGTGTTAGAGTTACTTACTCAATACCAAGTCTGCAAGTTACAGACCAGGCTGTCGAGGCTTTAATATATGCAATTGGGTGATTAGATGACTAAGAAGATAAAAAACAGACTTAGAGCCGGATCAAATAGAACATTTCTGGCCAGGGACTTCGAAGGGTTTAGGGCTCAATTAATAGAAAGTGCCCGAATATTCTATCCAGATAAAATACAAGACTTTTCTGAAGCCTCTCTGGGAGGTCTTCTGGTTGATCTCGCAGCCACAGTTGGAGATACTATGTCTTTTTACTTAGATCACCAGTTTAGAGAGCTTGACCCTTCAAGGGCAGTTGAATTTTCTAACATCGCTACTCATATACGAAACGCCGGCGTCAAAATCAAAGGTGCAGCACCTGCTGCGGGAAAAGCAACTCTGAGCTTTACGGTTCCTTCTGAGTCTTACATTGACGAAAACTTTGAAACAGCGTATAGACCAAAAGAATCTGCTCTTCCTTACATTTTTGAAGAAACCATCTTAGAGTCTTCTAATGGGATTACTTTTAATTTAGTTGAAGATATAGACTTTTCCGAAAAGAATGTTTTAGGACAGTTAGTTGCAGCCAAGTCCGTCAAAGAAGTCTCAAACGGAGTTCCCAAAAATTGGACGCTGTCTAGGGAGGTTGATGTAATATCAGGCACAGAAACTGTAGAGACTTTTGTAATAGAAGATGTTCATGAGCCTTTTAGAGAGATTCTTCTTGGGAATCAAAACGTTACGGAGGTCCTAAGCGTTTTTGACTCGGATGGAAACGAATATTTTGAAGTTGAATCGCTAAGCCAGGACACTGTTTTTGAGTCTGTTAAGAACAGCAGGAGAGAAGATGCTGATCTTGTACCCCAGACTCTTGAAATAAAGCATGCCCCTAGAAGATTTGTTTCTATAACTTCTCCATCTAATTTTAAGACCACGCTTAGATTTGGAAGCGGAAACTCTCTTTCTCTAGATGATGACATAGCACCAGACCCAAGTGAGCTAGCGCTGAGTATGTATGGAAAAAAGACTTTCTCTAGATTTTCAATCGATCCAAATGCACTAGTAGACACGCAGACCCTCGGGATCTCTCCTAGAGGGACTACAATTACAGTCACATATCGACACGGAGGCGGACTAAGGCATAATGTTCCGTCCGGAGAGATAAATGGTTTTAGCAATATTTCTCTAGAGTTTAGAAAGAACCCAGACCCCTCCGACGCACTCTCTGTTAGACTCAGCGCTTCTGTAACTAACAAAAGGGCAGCTTCGGGAGGAGACAATGCACCCGATACTGACTTCTTGAGATCTCTAATAGCACCTTCTAGAAACGCTCAATCTAGAATAGTGACCAAGGAAGACTTAATCGCAAGAATATACACCCTTCCCAATAGATTTGGAAGAGTCTTTAGGGTAGGACTTTCTGAAAATTCCATGACCGGTACCTCACTAATAGTTCACGTGATAAGCCTGGATGCTGATGGCAACTTAGCAATATCTCCGGACACTCTTAAGCAAAACTTAAGTACTTATTTAAATGAGTTTAGACTTCTTTCTGATGCAATAGACGTCGTCGACGCAAAGGTTTTAAATTACAAAGTTAGATACGAAGTAATTTTGGACAAGAAGGTGAACAAACAGTCTACTCTTTTGTCGATAAACAGAAGTTTGGCAGAAGCCCTTCAGAGAAGATATTTTCAAATTGACCAACCGATTATAGTTGACGATATATTAAATGTCATCATAAACTCCCAGGGGGTGATTTCAGTTAACGATATAGAAATAGTTCCAGCAACCGGTGCAGAAGCTTCAGCAGGTGACAGGTTTGGAGCAGGAGAGGGCGGAAGGATATATTCAGTCCATCCATTTCAAGCCGAGGGTAGCGTGAAAAGAGGAATCTTAACTGGTGATGTTGGATCGATCTTTGAACTAAGATATCCTGAAAACGATATAATTGGGTATGCGGTGTAAAAATGAAAATATTCTGTACTGCCAGTTCTGATCTTTACATAACGGACAAGATCATTAATGAAAAAATTAGAGCCACCGATGCTAACACAGGCAGGGCTGGTACTTTAGATCTTTTTAAACTTTATGATGAGACTGAAATAACTGGATCAGACCTCCAGAACGAAATCTCTAGAATACTCGTTAAGTTTGATTTGACCAAACCTAGAAGTTTAATAAGAAAAAATCTCGACGTGCGTCACAAAAACTTCAGCGCAAAACTAAAGCTTTTTGATATCAGATCGGGACATGCTACTCCCTCTAGGTTCTCTGTAGTAGTTTATCCTCTTTCCCGAAGCTTTGAGGAAGGAATAGGAAGAAACATATCTGAGTTCTCAGATCTCGGTGTTTCTAATTTCTTTACAGCTTCAGTTCAAAACGGATCTCCAGTAGCTTGGGTAGTATCCGGAGCAAACGGAAAAGGTGGACTAAACACTGACCCTATTGATATTATAACTTCTGGTTCGATAGGCGGAGAGACATTTCAGTTCGGCACATCTCAATTTTTTGAGACCGGAAACGAAGATCTTTCCATTGATGTGACTTCTGCCATCTCAGGGACTCTGATGGGACACTTGCCTGATCGAGGGTTTAGAATATCTTTTTCTGGTTCTGACGAGTCTGACAAAAAAACGAGGTTTGTCAAGAGGTTCGCCTCTAGGCATTCAGCCAACCCGTTGATTAGACCTCGTCTTGAGATATCTTTTGATGATTCCGTGAAGGATGATCGTTCTTCTTTTTATTTTGACAATTCTGGTACTATATTTTTAAGAAACAGCAGAGGTTCTTCTTTTTCTAATTTGAAAGCAGGGGGAACCCCGGTAACCGGGGATGATTCTCTTAAAGTTAAGATAAGAAAGGGAAAGTACAGTCTCGTGGCTGATGCATCTCAGGTTAAGGCTGGCTCTTTTGATACTCAGGCAGTAGGAGTATATTCTGCGTCTTTTTCTATTTCTTCTGAGGAGTCTACCGAATATGAAAGAGGAAAGTCTCTAGCTTCTTTGATTTCAAAGGAAAAAGAAGTTGTTTTTGAAGAGTTTTGGTACTCTAATGATGGTACAAAAGGCTTTTATACAGGCTCCTTGACCATCAGATCTGAGCTTGCTCAGGCATCTGTTTTTGGCGACGACATCGAGATCTTTTCTACAAATTGCAGGGCTTCGTATAAAACATCAGATTCAGAAAAAATAGTTCTTTTCGGTCTGAATAGAACAAAAGATCAGAACACTCCAGGAAAAAAGTCTATAAAGAAGAAGTCAGAGGTTTTCGAAAAAGCTTATTATCGAGTTATCGACGCAGATAGCCTTGACGTTATATTTGACTTCGGGGAATCAGACAATTCAACTAGGATTTCTACTGACGAAGAAGGAATGTATTTTAATTTTAATTTTGACTCTCTCCCTCCGGGAAGGTCTTACGTTTTTGAATACCTTGTGATTCAAGGAAATCATAGAAGAACAATTAGAGATTCTAAGTCTAGATTCACGGTGAGATAATGTCAAGAAAAATTAATTTTTTCAAAGATTCTTTGTTTAAGCCTAGTGTCCTTAGATCATCTGGGGGAAGAGAGACTTTGTCAATATCCGACAATGCTCAGGATTCTTACGGCGCTGTTTATTCTTCAAGTTCATTTAGATTCGATCCTACCGGCTCTCCCCTAAAGAATACCCAGCAGCTTAATGTAGACTTTTCCAGATTTGAAAACCACACTTTTTTCAATTCAGCTAAGAATAAAGTACACGTTGCTTTTGAAAAGATCATAAACCAGTATCCCTTTGACGGAACAAGAGCTGAATACGAATCTTTTTTCGATAAGATTTCTGGCTTCGAGAAATATGTTTTTGATAGATTCCCTAAGCATTCTGGATTCTTAATTTTTGATAGAGAGGGATCAAGCCCGGGCACCTTTCTTTCTATCGACGACTCTAGGGGTTCGGGTGACTTAGGTTCTGACAGAAAGTACGATGGACAACCTAGGCTCAAAATAGGCGAGAATCCTTTTACTCTAGAATTCAACCTTTTCGTTCCAAGTGGTTCTGTAAATCACAACGAAGTTATAGCTCAGAGAATTTCACAAGATGCAGGCTATACTGTTGCTATTTCAAGTTCAGCTGGTTCATCTTCGCCAGAAGGAGAGTGTGATCTAGTTTTTATACTTTCTGACGGATCTAAGTCTGAGTCCGTTGCAAAGAAAATCACGAAAGGAAAGTTTCACCACATCGCTGCAATATACGATAGAGGTGACACGAACAAGCTGAAGATAGTCAGGAACTTTGACTCAACAACTCAGAGCACCGGATCGATAATACTAGACACTATTGACTTTAAATCTACTAAAATATTAATAGGCTCAGGATCAAATCATAGCTATGGAAATTCAATTTTTGAACCAAAGCAGACTCTATCTGGGGCTCTTGATGAATTTAGATTTTTTCTTTCTTCTAGGACACGAGACGATCTTAAGAAGTACGGAGATAGAGAGATTTTCGCCCAAGAAGATCTACAGTTATATTTTCGATTTAATGAACCAAGCGGTTCGTATAGCTCTTCTGGATTAGGTACAAACAATTTATGTCTAGACCATTCAGGTAACGGGTTTCACACCCAAGTCTCTAATTTTAACATCAGACAGAGAGATACTTCCAGACTAGACGTTGATTCCATGATATCAGAGGACCCTTCTGTTTCCCCGGTCCTTTTTCCAACTTTCGAAACCGTGAGAAGCCTTTCAGACGATCTTTTGTCTAGCGCTTCAAATTATGATCTTAACAATCCTAATATCATAACTAACCTAGTGCCTCGACACTATCTGTCTGATGAGCAGAACGTAAGTACACTGGATGACGAAGTTGCAGGAAACCTGGAAGGCCAGCCTAGAATTATATTTGACCAGCCCGGCGGAAATCAGATACAGCAGTCACATCTAATAACATCAATCCTCTACACATGGGCAGCGACTTTTGACGAAATAAAAATGTTCATAGACGAGATGTCTAGAATGACAAAGGTCGACTATGATTCAAAGGACACTATTTCTGATACCATGTTGAGCTTTTTGGCTGAATATCATTCCTTTAATCTGCCAAGTCAGTTTAATCAATCCTCGATAATTCAGTTCCAGGAAGGAAGAGACATAACAGTAGGAAAAGCTCAAAAGAACAGATCCTTGCAGGAAATACAGAACTCTATATGGAGAAGAATACTTTCAGATCTTCCTGAGCTAAGAAGAACGAAAGGTACAAGGTCTTCTCTTGAGTCTCTTTTAAGAAACGTAGGAATAAACCCGGGAACTACTTTTAGAATAAAAGAATACGGAGGATCTCCTAGAAAAGAGATTTCTAACACTTTCGAGAAGAGGACACATATAGGTTCCAGGCTTAATTTTTCAAGCTCTTTTGGAGAACAAGGTACGATCGACGCAGAAGGAAGAGATTCAAATAGACCGCTCTTGACCACGCCTTTTCTATCAGCCTCTAGGGTCGAGCCAGGAGATCCTAAAATAAGAGGTGTCTTCAATGTTGGTCTAAGCAACGAGCCCGGCGATGGTCTTTTTACCAGTAGTTCTTGGACATCAGAGGCATTTTTCTCTTTTAATGGCTCTCTTCCCCATACATCACCTCAGAGTTTAATGAGAATTCATACTACTGGTTCTTCTTCCGGCGTGGGAAATAATTGGCTTACATTTAATCTCACAGCTGTGAAACCAAACCCAAAGACGGCCAAGACAGGTTCTTTAATCCTCTACGGAAAGCCTGATGGCAGCAAAAGTGGAAAACTGCGATTAGAAATAAACGATATAGACGTTTTTAATGGGGGTAACTGGTACGTATCTTTTGGGCGGGAAGCAAAGAGCCCTGAGAACAACTATGCTTCTTCTTCTTACTTCATTAGAGCAGGTCAACCTAGATATCTAAAAGCCCCTGTTTTCATGTCAAGTTCAGGATTCTTCGACGATACCGGAGAAAATTCAATGAACTCAATGAGCGCAGCCTATAACGCGTCAGGTTCTTTTGTCGCTTTTGGAAGCATGAGTCTTGGGTATGATAGCTCATCTGCTTTGAGCTTTTTAAATCATGACTCTGAGGCAAACAGGGTCGACTTCACCGGAAACGTTTCTAACTTTAGATTTTTCTCCAAAGCACTCTCCAAAAAAGAATCAATCTCTCATGTTGAAAACCCTAAATCTTTCGGAACTTCCAACCCCTCGGTTCATTTTAATTTCAATGAGCAAACGACAGGATCGTTTCAAAGGCTAAGAGTTGACTATTCAATGAACCAGCCTGTTACTTCTTCAAAGATTTCTGGCGGGATATCTATAACAGACTTTTCACAAAATGAAAGAACAGGAATTGGAACAGGTTTCATCCCCTTGGCCAGGGTCATAGAACCAGTACGTTACGACCACAGAACTATATCTCCGAAATTAGATACTCGATCTGAAGACAATAAAGTCAGAATAAGATCTTATATCTCTTCCGAGCTAGCTGAGATAAACGGAGCTAGGCTCGCGCCAGTCTACGACATACCCTTGGAAGAAAATCCAAATGATGATAAAAGAGTTGAGATTGAGGTTTCATCAGTACAAGCTCTTAATGATGATATTATTCTTCTCTTTTCCACGCTTGACTTCTTTGACAATGCAATCGGAGACCCAGAGTTGGTTTTCTCGTCAGAGTATAAGTCACTAAGAGAGCTTAGAAGGATTTATTTTAACAGACTTACAGATAAGATGAGTTTAATGAAGTTCTTTTCTTTTTTCAAATGGTTCGACGACACTGTCGGAGACGTCTTAGAGGAACTAGTTCCTAGATCTTCAAAGTATATGGGAGCCAACTTTATAATAGAGAGTCACTCTCTAGAGCGACCTAAGTTTATGTATGCTTATACAGATATGTATTTAGGTGAGCTTGAGAGGCCTAATCCTGGCGAGATATTCGTTCAACAGCTGATAGGTGTTCTTAAAAAGAGGTAAAAATGTCTAGTGTTAGAATACTAAGTGGATCTTTAACCAAAGGTTCTGTTTCTTATGATATAAATGAGGAAGGTACTCTTAGCGGGTCTCACGTGTACGGAAACGAAGCATACGCAGACGGAATAAACTTAAAAAGCTACAATCAGATATTCCGAAGGGTGATGATATTTCCTAGACCAAATACTTCCGACAAACTTCTTGTCGGAGGAAAACCAGTTGGAGAGAAGTACGACGACGGACTTACTCCGACATCTCCTCGTCGAAAAAAGATTTCAAAAAGTTCGGTCTGGGGAAAGCTTTATGATTTAAGTAATTTCCCACAATCAACAAGAATAGATTCAACAACGACAAACCTAATGAATATACCCGAAGGGTTTTCAGGAGGAGGAAGGTTTCTAGAAAGATCTGTTGTCAATACTGAGACAAAAATCTATATTACTGCGACCGAAGGAACAGACGAACAGCCTTATGGAGATTTAGTTTTCGACGTTGTCGAAGAACTTGAGCAAGATCCTTATCACCTAGTGAAAGTAAGGTACAATCCAATACTTTCTACAATCTCCTTTATAGCCCATAAAATAGGTTCGAACCACGACGCCGGCACACTTTTCACCGGCCAGACCATATTTCAAACTGGCACTAGCAAAAAAATAACGCAGGTCATAAATCATGAGATGGAACAGCGAGACTTAGGATATCCCGCCCTTTACGACGACGGACTTCCTTTCAAAGAGGAGATAGCCCCTGAGAGTCCCGTAGAGCTTGTAAAGACTCACCCTCAAAATGTTTATTTACCTTTGACGCTAGTAGATCCGGGAAATGCCCTTTCCATGAATGGTGTCTTAGAACCTCTTGGTATAAGAAGTAACATTGATATCTCTGGTCTCGAAATTCCTTTCACTACAAGGGGCCTAAGAGGAACATTAGGATCTGGTGAAGATGCTTACAGGAACAGTGTGGTGATCTCTGAGGGTTATAATGATGGCGATCCAAAGGTTGTTCCTTTTTTAGATGCTGTAGAATACTTTGGACCTGTTGAATTACCGCCCGTGTTCGAGCCTGACGAAACTCAGATTAAGAAATTTTCGGACACAAGTCACATGAGAGAGATATATTTCGAAAAGAGAGCAAAAAAAGGCGTGAACGTCTCCCAAGATTTTAGAACTGTCTTGATAAATGGTTCTTTCGATACTTCTGATTTTGAGTCATTCGATTACGAAGGAACTAGGGGTACTCAATATTTTGGTGGCGGAACAGATTCCATAGTTTACGGAGGCTTGAAAAAATAATGCCAAAAGCAGGATCCAGCTTAACGTATGACTTACTGAGACAGATGAACTCACCTTCGGGTTTCTCTTACACAGCTTACGACTCTTTGTATGCTTGGTACAAGTTTGATGAAACATTGACGCCCTCGGGAGAGCTCACTGATTATTCTAACAACTCCCGGGGCCTCGGGCCAAAGAGTGATTCATTCGTTTACACCCCTGGAGCTCCTATTAGTGATTCTCCTTTTTTAAAATCTTTTGATCGAAAGTCTATAAATTTTGCCGGAGATATCTTGGTAAACGACAATGATTCTGATTTCGTTCTATCTGAGGGATTCACAGTTGCAACCTGGATAAAAGTTGACGCATTCTCCGGATCGCACGTAGTTCTATATCAAGGTAACTCCACGTTTAACCCCGAGACTGCCGGAACATTTTCTTTTTTTCTAGAGGTTGGAAAAGGAATCCGTTCTAATCCCTCAATTGAACTTTACATAGGTGATGCTTCGAATAGTGGAGAAATATATGCGAAGTCTGATTTCATATCTTTAAACAAATTTGATGCAAACAAATGGGTCCATATCGCAGCTTCTTACGACGGAGGAGACAGTCCCGATTCAATATCTATCTATCTTAACGGAGAAAAACTAGGAATCCGATCAACCAGCGAGAACAATTTCACTAGCATGAACGGACCTTCGGGAGGAAGATTTTGTGTAGGTAATGCTTTTGGAGCCTCTCCGAGCTACGATTTTGATGGATCATACGCAGAATTAGCAGTTTGGTCAAAAGTTTTGAAAAGATCCGAGGTCTTCGGAGTCTATTCACTTTCTCAGGGTGCGTTCCTACCGACATCAGGAATTTTAACAAACCCAGTTAGAACTATCATAAGAGAGGATGATCACAGGACTGGGTCTTATCCCACTAATTCAAGAACTGGTGATTCTGATTTTGTTGGAAACAGAGCTATAGAACCCTACAATGACAGAAACACACTTGACTTTAAGACAGGATTTCCCAGGGGAAAGATAGAGATAAAGTCTGGTATAAAAAAGCTTCAGTCATACGTTTTTGGTCTAACGGGCTCAGATGGATCTACGAAAGATTTCGAAATAATAAGAGCTGCAATCCCAACTCGTGAAGGAAGGTTCAGGGGAAAGCAAAGAGCACCAGGATCAACCCAGGTTAATATAACGCCGTTTTCTACTAAGCTAACAGACTCTCTTCGTCTAGACCCGGGAGGAAACAGACATATCGCGTATATGTTGTCTGTTTGTATTAACAATGATCCAGATCTTAAGATAAAAGCCGAGCCCGTGAGCGGCTCAGTCTATCTTCAAAGCATTGAGGGAAAGAATAACTTCGGAACTTTTGGTAGAATATCTGTCTACAATCCATTAGTAGGCTCTGTTAAAGATAGAGATTATAGAGTAACAAATTTTTCTAGGGATTTCACAACAGTTAATGCTTCTACGAAACTTACCTTGAACAGCCCGTTTGCTAGAAACAACATCAGCGCTCCCAATTCTCTGCCAGACATTATGATCGAAGGAGCCATCTTACCGGGAATATCAGATTATGGAATTCACTTCTCTCCTGGAGAAAACATTAGTCCTTTTGATGATAGAAAGTACTCGATAGGAAAAACAAGTTACTACGAAGAGGGAACTCCCGTTTCTATTTTACCCGGGTTCACTTCCCCTCTTCGATCCAAGACTCAAATAGTCATAAATCTAAGTTCTTCAAATGGCCCGAACGGAACTGGAACAGCCCTGTATTTTGCAACTGGAGCACAGGGCACCGGCGCACCAGCTGAAGCCGGTCCCGAAGGATTGAATCACCCAGAAATAACGACATCTTCAAACGCCCCGGGTTTTTCTTACTGGGATGATGTTCTTAAAAAGTGGACTTTAAAAAAAGAGATAGTCGACCCCCCGGGAATAGATTTGTTTTCCACTACAGTGGGAGTACCCTTGAACAGTCTTATGTCGTACACCCAGGGAAGACTCTTTGGATACAGAGGTTTCACAGCACCCGTTTACACGGAGCAACCTTTAAATGACGGCGAAGCAACTACTAGTCAGACACAGGATTATTACAGGCTTACTTCGGGAGAGATATCAGACGAAACGATAGTAGGGAAAAAGATAGATAGGTTAAAATCTTGTGCTCAACCAACCGTTTCCCTGCAGTTTCCCTTGGGAGTCCAATATCAACCCTCGGGATCTCAGTACATAGAGATGAAAAACAAGATTGGAACTCCCTTTCTTGTCGAGAAGATCAAAGTCGATATCGATGTAAATCTAGGCATTTCAAGCAATCAAGATCTTGAAACAATAGCTTTTAGAAAGTTTTTCATTCTGTGTCAAACAAACGATCCAGAAGGAAAAGTACCTGAACAGGAAAACCAAATACCAGTCAGTGAGACTTTTCATTCACGAACTAGATCTTTCCTAAGAAAGGGAATTTCTCAAGGGTATAGAGAGATAATTACATACGGAAGGATCGGAGTCGCAAACGTAGCCAACAACTATTCTAGCTCCAGCCTGTACAATGATCTCAAGGATTCTTTTGACGCTTTTGTCACATATACGGGGGTAGACCAACGCCGCCACGGAGTGACCTCTAGCTTAAGTCTTGAAATAGAGCCTAGAGTTGCTGAAAAGCAGTCAATGGCCGGATTTTTTACAACTTTTTCTAATTATGACTATAGTAATGGACTTACTAACCCATTCGACGTTACAAAATGGCACTATGATAGAGACTCAAACCCGGGAGGACCAGCTTTAAACGGAAGAGCTTCAGGTAGACACCTAGGGCCTTCTCTAGAAGCTTCTGATATCGATCCTAATAATGATCCTTTCGTTGTAACTCCGGACAACGAAATTCCTACTTCTTTTTTTCCCAAGAAAAATTATTTTAAGACTTCTCCTTATATGATATTTCCTTCTGATAAGCTGATAATTGGGTGGGAAAACATCCCAGAGTTTTACTCTGAGCTCCAGGAGGTAAAAGATAACGCCGAAGAGATGGTCGACAGAATCAGGAACGTAAAGATAACTCTCTTCGGATCACAGGTTGTAGGAGGAGTCGAACACCACGACTCTTCAAATCAGCCTCTGACTTCTCCCGGTGTTCACGAGGCAATACTTGGTGAGCCTGTTGTCGATAAATGGGATGTCGAACCCTTGATCACTATGACTGGATCGATCTACGATGCTAATGTTTTCGGAGCAATGCTAAACAATCACGAACCCTCAGGATCTGAAAGAGGCGTAATAAGCTCGAGAACAAAACAGTATGTCTCTCTCCGAGATCCAAATAGTTCGAACACAACAGCTGTAAAGATAACAACAAGCTCTTTCAGCAGAACAGTTCCTTTGGTCGATAATAATGTTGTTTACTACGATTCCGCTGTCCCAAATCCAGGGTCTTTTCTCTCTGAGATCTTACCGTCAGACACCCTTTCTGAAAGAAAGTCTGTAGGTTCTGTTACTAGGTACGGGCTACAGCTAAGTACGGCCCCCGGGGAACCCACAAGAAGAGTCGCCTCTTTCTTGGGTCTCTTTAACGATCCAGATATTAACTCCTCTAGGAATAGATTTTTACCATCAAATCCTTTTCTTTATAAGGGCAGAACGGCATTTAGAAGAGCTGCTGACGGATCGAACAGGAGATTCCAAAATATATTCTTTGAGGACAGAGTGTTTTCAGGGTCTTTTCAAAGAATTCATGGAGTTTCAGTAGGTTCCGAAAGCCAGCGTCAAAACAGATCTTCTTATACTTCTGAGGTAACCGGAAGCCGACCCATAAAAGTAGTTTCCTTTGAGTCACCAGTTTCTGATAATCTTTTTCAGAGCGTATTAATCATGACAAAGCGACATAGAAGAGAAATCGCAATCAGGGAGACCAGAAGTCTGTACAATACACTATACGGAATTCCAAAACATTTAAGCGATGGCTCGATAAGATTTCCAGTCAGACCCGCAGGTGCTCTCGGAGTAACTGATAACATCGAAGGCTTTAAGTATGGTTTGATGAACACCACTCCTGTTTCGCCTGTTTATCAATTTTCTAGAACTTCTCATGGAAATTTTAGGGACTTGATGTTCTCGCCTCCCGAGGGGATGATGAGAGGTCTTTACAAGATTCTTGATCCAGAAGATATCACTTCCGGAAAGCGAAAAGCCGGCCGGGATGAAGAAGGAAGCCCAGTTAAAATTAGATTTGTATCGAGAGCTGGTGAGCCTGATGTAGATCCTAGGACTACCAATTGTCAGAATCTTCATAAATTTTCTTCTTCTTCGTTTCCATATTTTGATGAGATATCAAAGGACAGAGATGTTCTTAAGAGTCCTCCGCCTGATGGAGATCTTGAGTCTTATGAAATTGAATTTGAATAATTTTATTAGAGGGCTAGACTAAGATTATGTCAAAGCAATATATCGACAAGAAAAAAGCGAAAAAATCTAAAAAAATAGTCGTTCGAAACAGATCGGGAGAAGTAACAAATACCGTCATTCCAGGCGGGCTTTCTGTTGGTATTAAGGGAGAGAATGAAGGCTTTACTGTCCATGGAGACTCTAGCTTCGAAGGAACGATCAACGCGGAAAGAATTTTGATCAATGGAATACCCGTTGAAAATTCAGCAACCGCCGGCGCCAATTTTTTCTTCACAACAAATATTCTCACAGTCGAAGCAACTCCTGATTATGCCAACCCAGTTAGCGGAGAAGACTGGCCAACCGACTTTGCCGGAGCACCCAGCGCCAAGATGGACGGATCTTTGTCGTCCGGAACTAGACTCACCACCCCTGGGAATGACTATTCGAATACTTCTCTCGGCGGCGACTCTAATATCGATACAAACGAGTATCTTGTTGATGGTTCGAACGTAACAGCTGAGACTGATAACGGAACTTCTCTCACGGTCTCTCTAGAGGGTCACAACGATCTTTCTCCGAGAGACTTTAGAATCAACATGAAAAGGGGTTCTAAAACTGTAGCTGCCCTAAGAATAACAAAAGATAGCAGCGGAAACGGAAATCAAGTTCTTACAGTCGCAGACTTGGCCCAGTACGAAGACGAGTCCAATTCAGATACATTTGCCAGTATATCAATTGCCATTCCATATAAGCTGAATCTAGGCTCAGGTATAGTTGACCTCACAAGGGTTTTGGTAATTCAAAAGTTGATCAGCGGACCTGCCGGTTCTGATGGATCTGACGGCTCGGACGGAGCTCCCGGAGCAGCCGGAAGCGATGGATCTGCAGGAACCGACGCAAGAGCAGTTCACTTAACAGTTTCTTCTGGCAAGAATGTAATAATATACGATCAAGACGGAGCCAACCCCGCGCCTTCTTCGATCACAATTTCTGCCACTGATCAAAACGTTCCCGACGGCACAGATGCAAAGTTTAGATTTCTTTTAAATGACTCAGAAACTCAGGCTTCTTCAGCGACTTCAACTCTTACTTTTAGTGCCCCTTCCTCAATAGACGACTCTTCTCTTCCTTTAAAGTTCGAAGTAGAGCTTAGGGAGGGCTCCGGATCTACTGTCAAAGCTACAGACCAGATAACCATTCCGGGCGTTAGGGATGGATCTGATGCATACACTGTCGTCCTGGAAAACGAGGCTCACACAATACCGGCAGATTCTAGCGGAACCGTAATCGATCCCGACGGCGCCGGCTCCTTGACAGGCTACGAAAATTCTGGAACAAAGATCGTAGTCTACAAAGGGGCAACTCAGTTAACTGGTCTCACTGCAGGAAGTACTCCTTCTAGCGGTGAATATGTTGTGACACCTGCAGTTCAGCAAGGCACTATCACGGTTGGATCTTACACAGTAAACTCAGACGGGGATGTTGTGATCCCAGACCACGCCTCTTTTACTTCTGAGACTGCTCTTATTTCCTACACTATCAACGCCGAGGGATCTGCAAACATCACGAAGCTTCAGTCTTTAACAAAATCTAGGAGAGGAGTCGACGGAGTCGATGGAGCAGACGGTGAAGACGGCTCAGACGGAGCGGCAGGCAGGACTGTTAAGCTTACAACTACACACCAAGCAATCGTGTACGATGCCGCAGAGGGGAATCCTTCTCCGGACGGAGAAACTACGGGCCAGGAAGTAACAATCACCGCCACAGCGATCAACTCATCTGGAACACCTTATTACAGATTTTTTAAAGATGACTCGGTAGTCCAGGGAGGTTCTTACGGCGGTACTGATAGCACATATTCCTACATTCCCGAAGCTTCTTATTCTAACATGCCTGACAAGATCGAAGTAGAACTCAGAGAAGGAAATACTTCTGAAGATCCAGTTCTAGCAAGAGATCAGATAACGATCTTTGGTCTTAAGCCGGGAAACGACGGCTACTCAGTATTGTTAGGAAACGAAGCCCATACCATTCCAGCTAATGCTGACGGAACATTTGAATCGGGTGCTTTTGCTGGGTCTGGAACTACTTTAAACGTTTTCAAAGGTACAACTCAACTCAAGCACACGACAACCTCAGACGCGGGGTCTGGGTTCTATAGATATGCCGTAAGCGCAACCAACATATCAGCTGACGGATCTCCTGATACTTCCTCCAGTATATATGAAGTTGTTTACGGTGACGCTGCTTCAGCCGGATCTGATTCTGAGAATAACGATACTGCGTCTATAGAATTTACAATCTATGCCGAAGAAGGCAGCGCCGACGGAGCTACGATCACAAAGACGCAGACTTTCTCCAAGTCTAAGCGAGGTGACAACGGAACAAACGGTTCAAATGGAACTGACGGAAAGACTGTAAAGCTCACTGTGTCTGTGGGCAAGCAAGGTATAGCCTATTCTGCTAACGGAGACACACCCAATCCCAGTAGCTGCACTATTCTTGCCACTAGATTTGGACCCTCTGCCAACGAAGGGCACAACGTTTACTATAGGTTCAGTATTGACGGAACACCCGAAGCCGCCGGATTCACGACAGGAGCCTCTCTGAGCTATACACCCCCTAGTAGCTATGACGACATGCCTGACACAATTCTTGTTGAGATGGGTGAGGGAACAAGTGCCAGCAACGCTGCAAGCAACGTAGTTGCCCAAGACGAGATCACCATGTTCGGCCTTAAGCCGGGTGAGGATGGTGCTGATGCTTATACAATGATTCTGACCAACGAGGCCCACACCTTGCCTGCTACGACAACAGAGGCCGGAGATGCAACCTACACAGGATCCGGAACAACTGTTAGAGTCTACAAGGGAACAACAGAATTGACTGCTGTTGCTTCTTCTCCGACCGCAACACAATTCACAGTAGTAGCTGAAGGAACAAACATCGACCCGAGAGGGTCATCTGCTTCTTCTGTCTCCCCGACAAGTGTAAGTGAATCAGGTGCTGTCTACGCTGATCACAGCAACATGACTCAAAACAATGCTACGATCACTTACACAGTGACTACCGGAGGAAGCGGCCCGACTCTCGTTAAGGTTCAGACTCTGTCAAAGTCCATAAAAGGTGAGCAGGGAGAAACGGGAACTCGTTTACCCGGCGTGGATCTTGAAATTGACCCACCTGTCATCATTTACGACACAGCTGGCAACAATCCTGACGTATCTGAGATAGATTTGATAGCTGTTCCTAGGAACTTAGGTAACGCTGTGAATGTCCTGAATTTTGACGGAACTGCCAATGCTCGCATATATCAGGCTAGTCTCAGCTCATCGAATTTTTCATTCTCAGATGGGTCTTCTACAGACAATCCTTTTACCGTGTCTTTCTGGTTAAACGTAAATTCTGATGCTAATAGTAGTGACTTCCAGCGCCTTTATAGAAGCTGGTATCCTTTTGCAGTGGGTTACCAGAGCAATGATATGAAAATTGCTCTTAGGGATGAGACGAACAACGAAACCAACACCTTCACATCCGCACAGTCAAGCGGAAAAGATTTTCTAGAAGACGAGGAAGGTAACTGGGTACACGTTGTTCTTGCATACACACCTGAGACTTCAAACGGTGCAAATAACGAGAAAATTGATTTCTATAAGAACGGAAGCTTGTGGTCAACCCATGTATCGCCCAACGATTCGTACGATCACGGAGGACTTACGGATAACCAATCCTATGTGGGCTGGTACAATGGAACCAACTCTCCGGATATGAAGTTATCAAGTTTATTGCACTACAATCACGATGGATCAAGTGGTAGAGGAAGTTCTGCGTTCACAGCATCAGATGCCGCGGCAATATATAACAGTGGATTCGTTCACACTGATTACACTTCACTTACAAAGGGTGACGACATAGTAGGGTACTGGAGACTGGATGATGATCCTAGCACCAATAGAGTTGAAGACTATTCAGGAAATAACGAAGATTTCACCTCCATCAGTTCAGGTGTCACCAGAGATACTTCTTCTGGGCTAAGATCGAAGTCGGGCCCGTCTTACTTCACTTTTAGGGTAGCAGGATCGATTGTGGGTTCCGCAAATCAAACGATTCCTTACGTCTCTTACACTTCAATTCCGTCACGATTCAGCGACTTCGCTTCCACTCCCAAGACTGCTGTTGTTGAAATGAGGTCCGAAAACTCGAGTGATCCAGTTGATGCGAGAGACCAGGGATCGATCACAGCTATCAATCCGGGTTCTAATGCCCCGGTTGTCATACTGGATAATCCAGTTCACTTCTTTGCCGGAGCCGGGGCGGATGGATCTGTCTCTGATTATTCGAATTCTGGAACCGAAATACAGGTCTACAGCAACGGTGTTCTACTCTCAGGTTTGACCTCAACAGGGTCGGCTCCTACAACAGATAGTGGAACATTTCAGGTTATCTCGAGAACTGTGACACCAGCCAACAGAGTTGTTCTGGGCGCCTTATCAAACTATACAGTTGGAACAGGCGACGATCACGGCGACAGAATCATCGTTCCCGACCACGCACAAGCCTCGTCAGAGGGCAACCGATTCTCGAAGACAGTGGGACAGAACGCAAAAGTTACGTATCAAATAAACGTTGAAGGAACCACCGTCACCGCAGTTCAAACCCTAAACGTTAACAGTCCAGGAACCGACGGAGCAGATATCGGGGTCGATGTAAGAATAGATCCGCCGCTCGCAGTCGTTCAGACAGATAGTTTCGGAGCACCGACCTCTGGCGCTTTGGATGCTACGGCAATGACAGTAACGGTTTTTATCCTAGGTGACGGCGCAACCGTTGACAAAGCGACTCCGTATGCTGACGACACGTTTAGAATTGAAGTGGGAGATTTAGACTCCGGAGGTTTTACTGACGGAGCCGTATCTCAGACTACAGGGGAGAGTTCTGCTTCTTATTCAGCGATCTCAGCGATGACAGCTGACGCGGTCTACAGATCTGTAAAGGTCCATGTGACTGTTGATGGAGTTCAGTATACTCAGACCAAGGTTCAACAGATCGTTAAGGCAGTTTCACAGGTAGACGAAGTCGTGGCTATAATAGAGAAGCCGGTTGTCGCATTGCCTAGAACAAACTGGTCGTCAACGTATGAACCAACTATATCCGACTATTCCGCAGCTGACACCTATATAAGGGTTTACAAGAATGGAACATCCGTAGGGTACCATAACACTGCCGACGGATCGATGACAAATAACAGATTCAAAGTGCTGGTAGGCCAGAGCGATGATTTCCCAACAATCAACATAACCCCAGGTAGTGTCAGTTATGCTTCCTCATACATAGCAAACGTTAGCTCTCCGAGTGGTTATGATAATGCAAATTTCCCAAATCCAGCTGTAATTGACTATCAGGTCAGATACAAGGACACTGTAGGAAATTTTCACAATATCCCGGTAAGACAGACGATGAATCCTGTCAATGAGTATCCTGCCGAAAAGACGTTTAAGCTAGGTGTTTATCATGACTTTGGTGATTACCCATTAACTGAAGGCAGCAGCACCATCAGCACCTCCGATGCCGGTTTTTTTGCAAGATACGCAACCCTAAAAACAGGATTCAATCAAGCCGGCCAAGGCAGGTATTCGAAAGCCTCTATCATACCGCAGTTTGCTTTTACATGGGGGCTAAACGGCAAAGATCCAAGTTCTAAAGGTTTTTTTCCAGGCGCACCTGCCGACGGAAACCCACTTGAAGTTACAGGATATCAGCGAACAGCCGGAAACAACGTAACCGGTTACATCGCTAGAAATGAGAGAACGAGTCGGTACACAGACTTTACCCCGACCAATCCTACGAACTTAGGCAACTATCGAGATGTGTGCGCCTATCCGGGAGTAGATATAAGGCTAGTGTCAGCAAGGGGACAAGTATACTATACAAACCTATCGTGGAGCACCAAAGCCTACTATGGTTCGGGTCCAACGTTCTCTCCAGTGTACAACACTTCTTTTTCCAGCTATGCCTACAGGGATTGCTATTTCGGCGTCGATCTCTACACACGCCCTGTTAGCGACAATGGAGAAGGAGAGCTCACCTACCTCTGTACACTCAACATGGATAAAACCGGTGGGGGCGAAATTGACGCATATGCAAACGTCGGCGGCGGTCCTGATGCGAATAGAGCAGGCCACAGGATTGTAAGTGTCAGTGATAGAAGCTCCGATGCTAGCACCGCTCACGATAGTACGCATATAATGAAGGTTTCAAGCACACAACAGATAATACCTGTTTTGTGGTTTCAAAAGCCTTCTTGGTACGACCGAATTCCTAAAGCAGGTTTTCTCTGGTTCGAAGCCGAAATAGGTTATTACGAGATTTAGAAGGAAAAAATGTTTCAGACAATTAATAGCGTGATTGTTGAAGTACTAAGGGGAAATGAAAACCTGACAAGATTAAATGCAGGGTGTCTAAACTTGTTCTTTTATCCGGAAGATAATCTTGAAATAACCCTGACGCCTGGAGAAACTAGATATCTCCAGACTGGTCTAAAGGTGTTACCGCCATTTGGATGTATCGCCGGAATAACTAGTAGAAAAATATTTGAAGACAAAAAACTAATATGTCTTTTCAGTTCTGTCTGTCTAGATACAGACTTTTCTGATGAGATTGTTTTGCCTTTTCAAAACTTAGGAAGCACAGACCAGACTTTAAGCCCTGGCAGTAATTTTGCTGAGATGTATTTTATAAAAGTATCAAGCCCACTCCTTCAGATAACTTCAAGTGGGTCTTTAGAAGAATAGACAGAAGAACAAAGAAATATCACAAGAGCATCTATCTATAATTTTTTGAGGATGAATAATTAAAGAACATGGCAGGAATACTAGACAGCAAAGAAAGAGTTATAGACTTCATCATCACTCCGAACGGTAGATCTCAGATATCTTCCGGGCGACTTAAAATTGAGTTTGCATCTCTTTCAGATACCCAGACTTTCTATAGATCTGCATCTCTCGATCGAGTCGCTGACGATGCTTCTGAGCGAGTCTATTTTGAGACAAACTCTTCTCCTTCTGACACGATCTCACCTGAGCTCGAAGCCGGCACTTTTCTCAAAGGTTTTAGAGCAGGTGAATTTGAAGTACAGGGTCAGAAATTTGCTCTAAACTCCCTGAATGAAAACTCCGGGCAGGAGACTTCCACAATCCTGAGCGGATCTAAGATAATAGATAACTCAGTAAAACTAACTGAAAACATCATTAACAATTTCACCAGTCTAAGAATTCTAGGCACCGAAGATCTCTTTTCTGACACCTCTGAATTTGATATTGGATATGCTACGGGAAGTTTTGTTATCACTCAGAGAGATCTCGAGATCAATCAAGGAAAAGGCATTTATCTTAAGGATGTCTCTCCTAGGGATTACAACACAGAGAGCCCAGCCAATGCTGAACCCGATGGAGCTGTGACTCTAGAAAACTCTCCAAGCATATTCTCAGACCCTCGGTTTGATCATCTGCCAAACTATAGGTACTTACCTCCTGTAAATCTACCAGATCCAGGAAAAGACCCGGAGGTGATGGGTCTCTATCCCAGGCTTGACAACAACAAAGATCCTGGAAATTCTAATTCTATATTTCAAAATCTTGAAACAAGGCAGAAAATTGAGTTAGAGTTTAATCAAATATCGAGGTCTAGAAATCTAATGTGCCAAGTCTTTGAGTTTGTTAGATCAAACACGGGAGGAGTAGAAAAACTCTCTGCTGTTGACAACGGAATATACGAAGATCCTGAGACAGGAGAGCTTTCTCACATATTTTATATCGGTAAGCTCAAAAAAGATCAGAACGGATCTGATACTTTTCTTAATATTTTTACCCTAAGGTTTTCAGGCCTTGGTGATTGATTAGATCTAAATGGGACAGGCAAACTTACAATATTCAATCCAGGCAGTCCTGGCCGAGGACGGAGATGGGTCTCTAGTCCAGCCTGAGCTTTCTTTTGAAGATATCGGAATAGATCGAAACGTTGTGGGTACTCACGGGATGCACGATGACGACAATATTTGCATGAGACTAAGGCTTGACCTAGACGTTGATGTTGAAAAAGTTGTGAATACCCGGACGATAGGGTACAGAGTAGATTTTATTTCGAATCTCCCTAACGGTAAGTCTTCGTCTTTTTCTAACTACTTTATCGATGATTTTCATGAAAAAATCACAACGGGAGAGAGAGACTTCGAGGCGTTTCAAGAATTAGTTTTACAACCCAGGGTAGAGTTAATTACTGCGCTCGACGAAATTGGAGACCCGTCAGATAGTAACAACGGAATAGTAGATGATTCTGAACTCACCGCTTTTTACGAAAACAACATGCTTTTGAATACAAAAGATTTGATATCTTCTCAGATACAGTCAAGTTTAAATCTAGGTGTAGCTCCGACTTCTATGGACAGGATCTTTGCTGACTTGAGACCCACCTATAGAATATCAAAAAACGATAGATCTGGAACTAACAGCTCTAATAGACCGAAGATGCATTCAGACGGTTCGATCAACAATCCGATTGTTTTGTCTGAGCTCAGAGAGACTGAAGCAGTCCCTGAGAGCACCCACACTTTTAGTTCTCAAGCGGCAGCATCGATATACGAAGCAGAAACTCAGAGAAGAAAAGAGATAAGCCTGGGCAGGGTTGTAAAATACACTAGCACTAATTTCACTTCTTCTAGATTTTTTGATATTGGTTTTAAAAATATATCTTTTGCCCAGAACTTTACAGTAAATGTACTTCCTATTATAGACCTCGAAGGTGAATCAGGATCTCCACCAGCCGGCACACCCTATTCTATTTCGACAAATATATCTGAAGACGCCATCAGCGAAGTTTTAAATTTTGACGGAACAAAGTCCCAGATAAAAGTCTTCAGAAACACTCCTGGGAAAGTATCAATTGAGGTTACTAGATCTGATCACTTTTCTTCTTACTTTTCTGTTTCTATAGAGTCTACTAACCCGTATACCGGAATAACAGTGGACGATCAACAGGAGATTAGTTTTAGAGTCGGAGAGTTCTCTAAGATTGTCGATTTTGAGAACGTCTTAAATATCGATCCTTTTTTCACGACAATATGCCTTCTTCCCAAGAAGACCCCTGAAGGACCTTACGTAGATGGACCTCCTTCTATTGCCCTTCCGGGCATTCCCGTAAATCGACCACAAGGTTTTAATAAGTCGGGAATAGTTGAGAACGTTAAGATAGGGACTTCAAATACTCCTTTGGGTATTGAAGTGGAACTTTTCGACCTTCCGGTCAACTGTTCTGGAGTCCGAATACATAGATCTCTTTCTACTCTTTTGAGTGAAAAGTCTCTTGTTTTTGACGGACCAGTAGGTGAAGAATTTTCTTTAATCGACCAAGAAGTATCAGAGGGAAGAACTTATGTATATCAAGTTGATTTAGTTCTTAGGACACCTTCGGTTGACCTAGGCTCTTCAGTAGACTACAGGTGGGGAACACCTTCCGGAGAAACTTCTCAAGAGACGCCAAAGTCTAGAATAGTGTATTACCACAAAGCAGAGAATGAGTCGATAATAACTAGACTGTATCCTAGGGGCACACAATTCTCAGTAGAGATGCTTGAACCTATCGCGAATAAAGCTTCAGACAGAGTAGAAATATCCGTACGTGTCAAGGAGGATGAAGGCATTTTTAACAACAAGGCAATTCAGGCTCTTGCGGCCGGCTATGAGAAAATAAGAGATCTGACAAATGATCCTGTTTTTAAGCAAGCCAATTTGCACAATCAACCTGTTCCTTTTGTTAAAGTAACACGTCTGGATTTGAAAAAAGGGGGAGATCCAGTCGTTGTAGGTTACGGAATGTTCGCAGAAAAAACCAAGATCTTTGATAGCTCTGTATCTTCTATAAAGGAAAAGACCCGTTTAAGGTACTACGCCCATCTTTCCTTAGTTTCCCTAGGGGCACTTAGAGATGCCGCGCTAGAGATAGATTCGATCAACTCCCCGGGCAATGCTAAGATATCAGTCAAGCAAAAGAAATATGATGTCTTCAGCCCAGACGGTACTGTTGAAAGTGTCGGTTTTTCTAAGACAGAAAACAATCTCATAGACTTGATAGAAAGAAACAAGACAGGAAACGAAACAAGTTCTACTTTACTCTATGAACCTCCTTTACCCGCCGCTGGCGGCTTTGCAGAGGGTTTTTTCTCTCCTCCTTTTTCTGCTAAGTTAAAATATATTCCAAAGAAGTGGGGAGCAGACATTCAGATCAACATCGTAGGCGCCAAGTCAGTATCTGAGTTCATGCTTTACAGGAGATCTTCTTCTGGTAGGAACTTGTTGATAGCTGTCCAGAAAGTATCAAAAAAAGGTGGAAAATATGTCATTAAAGATGAGTTTCTAAAGCTTCTTATGAACCAGAAGCCAGCCCAGTATTTTCTTGACGTTGTTATGATCGATGGTACTCTTCTTAGAAACGTAGCAGCAACTGCTTCTGAGTATATCATAAAGAAAGGAAGTAAAAAGCTTTCTAAGAAAAGAACCAAGCTAAGGGTTTTTTCCTCTGGGAAGAATTCCACTGCAAAGATTAGAAAAATAAAAAAGAAGATCAAGAACGTCAAAAAAGGTGTTCCTATAGGGACAGCCAAAAAGAAGAAGAGCAGCAAGAAGAAACCAGGCTTTCAGAAAATTAGAAAAGTTACATTGAGGTAATCAGAACATGAGCCTAAGCAACAAAGATACAAAAGACACAGGTCAAAAAATATTAAGATCTACATTGTCGCAAGTCTACAAGGCTGCACTCGATAAAAATTTTATAGTAGAGGGAAAATCTCTTGATGAGACAGACATAGAAGAGCCAAGCATCATTATCAGGGACCTTTCAGATCAATCTCTTAAAGGTTTCGATGAAAACGCTTTTCCGGCTGACATGGTTGACATTGGCGAGACAGTCCTCGCCGGAGACAGAATTCTTTCTCATGCTTTTTCTCTCGATCTAGACTTAAACACTCTTCTTTTTATGAAGGAGACAATGAAAAGTCTTAGAATTGAAAAAGAAATAGAAAATCAGCTAGGTCACGAGGTTCTTAAAAAGTTTTATCAGACAGACCCTGACTTTCTAGACAAGCTAATGATCCAGCTTGAAAACAATTTTAATGAAAATTTCTCTAAAATAAAGTCCCTGGGCTTGGAGACTTCTTTTTTCAATAGGATGAACCTTTCTGCAAATAAGTCATCAGCTTATTACGGAAATAGATTGCCAGGAACTGTTGATTATGACTTTTTAGAAGCTGAGATAGATGACATTCATAGAGCTGTCTATACTTCTAACTTTGGACCATACACTCTACTTTTTTCTTCTACCACCACCGGAAAATCGAAGTTTGATTTCAAGGATCAGTACAAAGAGGAGTTTCGGTACATCTACAACGACATAGCAGGAAGAAGTTCAAATCAAAGATTTATTCCAGGAAAGTTTTCTCCACACTCTTTTCCTCCTCCTCACTCTAAAGCCACGTTGACTTCGCTAATGTACCAGCATCTTCACGATGCTTCTTTTTCCTTAAATCATGGTGTTTCTCCGTATTCTTGGAATAAAAATAATTACCAAAATCAGGAGTTAAGTTCAGGAGATAGCCACAACGATCATAGAGATGCTCAGGGAAATCTACCTCCTTTGCTTGTGGACTTAGGATACAACAAAGACTTAGATAAAATGAGAAGTTTTCAGTATCCTTCTAGGGACGCTCTCTTATCGACTGCTTTGGCCGTCGGTGACAGTCAGGCAGACGTTCGGGCCGTCGACGATTTCATAAAAGATATTTTTAAAAACTCTGGAACAGATACGAACAAAAAAGATTTTATACTCGAGACAGACAACATAACTTTGCCAGCCCCCAGATCAGGCACCGGACCGAGCCTTACAATAACATCCAAAGATCACCCGGGAACAAGAGCAATGAAGTGGATCGATCAAGGAGAGCCCCATGAAGAAGAAACTCCCTTGTCAAGACTTGGAAGAATAGCTTCTGTAATAGCTACAGAAATGCAACTGTCTGCCGGCATCAGTTCACTGCCCAGTCATTTGTATGACCCAGAAGAAGGGAACAAAGAGCCTTTAGGGAAGAAGATTTTTGGAGAATTTAAGGAGCGTATAAATCTTCTAGATGAGTTATCCACAAAGTCCCCCGGGATCTTGTTACCCAATGTCCAGAATCACGGCGATGTTTATTTTTATGAAAGGGCCTTGAGATTTAAAGACTTTCAAGGAGCCTCTAGTGGAAAAGACCTAACCACAGAGTACATCACTCCGTATGTCGCAGCAACTAGAAGGTCTGACAGAGAAAAAATTGTAAATGATCTTAAAGACTTGGTAGAGAGCCAAGATGAGAGAGCAAAAACAACCTGGGATAGAATTTCGAAACTTAATCAGTACACTTCGAACGAAGATCTACTTTCGGATGAACAGCTAGATCAGATGGACTCTGTTTTGCTCCATACTTCTTCTAGAAGATCTCTTTTGGCTTCTCGATCGCCCGAGCATGTCATGAGTATAATCCTAGAGATTTTTCAAAGCCTTCATCAGTTTGACTACTATCGAAGGAAGCAAACTCGAGAAGACTCCACTCAAGCAAATCTTCCAAAAAGAATTTTAGCACAAATGCATGGACTGATGCTTACTTCGAAGAATTCTAATAATAACCTGAGTTTCTTGAACAAGGAAAAGTTAAGAAACTCCATAGTGACTGCCATAGTAAATAGAGACATGACTCGAGCTATTGACAACATCCCTGTAGGGATGGAGCTAGGACAGTACCCAAATGAGATTTTAGGGCAATTCGTAACGAATAGAAGAATAGGGTACACTAAATCTACGATTCGACGTCATACGGCTCAAATATTATTGTCTGGGCCTGAGGATGATAATCTTCTTGATTCCAAGATCGCAAGGACTGATAACTTAAGATATAACATAGCCCGATACACAGCCTGGTCTTTAAATCAAGGTGTTCATAAATGGCATCACCGACCAGATATAACAAAAGTCATCGTTTCTTACACTGGAAATAACAAACCTCAGTTAGATAGAAATCAGCCAGAGTCAGCTGTACAAAACAACAACGTCGGCGACTTTGTCGCTTATATCGGAGGAGATATCCTAGAGAATGCGTACAGTTTCAACTCCGATGGCCTAGGAGGCAACGTTTCTCCGAGTTCTTACAGCATGAAATATGATCTTTATGACATGATCATAAGGGCAGTAGATAGAATCGATGAATCCATAGCCCGGACCGTTGACGCTAGCAGCTCAGAATCCATTGTCGACAGCGAAGTCTCAGAGAGTGATGAGATATTTGGAAATTATTTTCACTCCTCTGCTGGGATAACTAGAGCTTCGGGATTTGACAGAAGCTTAATTATATCCCTTGTAGTCGACGCAGTTTCAGAAATTCTAGGGGACTCTTTTAACTCTAACCTTTTCGTCAAGTACGAAAACGGTGCCAAGATGTTCACGGGTTTTTATGATGAAGGAAACGTAAACCCAGCCACGGGGAAGCGTGCTTATAACAAGGCCTGCGCAATAGAGATATTTCCGAAAGGAACTTCTTTAAGTTTTTTTAGAAATCGAAAGAGTAAAGCATTCCAGGGTGAGGAATTGAACACAGCAGCAGCCGCCGGCGGCGGGTCAAACGGGCCAATTAAGTGGCCCTACGAAGAGGGCTCTGATTACCCACATGTTTTTAGGACAGCGATGACAACTGAGAAGGTGTTTGCATCAATATCGTGCCTTGGAGATATTTTAAATCCATCATTTGTCCACCAATATATGAAGAACGGCCGGATCGGATCAATATCAGAAGCCCAGAGGCTCTGGAAAGCTTGTGTCGTAGAACTAATGCTAGAAGGCCCTTTTGAGTACAGCAGAACTAGCCTCAAGACTCCGCCCAACCCTGCTACATTCTACACCACAGCTCTTCGTGATCGATTTAGAAAAATATTTGGTCCTTCAAATTCTAATTCCTATAATCTTCTGGGCGCATCAAGCCTAAACAATTTCGCCGAGCAAAGTATTGGAGAGCTGGCTTCTGGTATTAACGGCCACAAGGGAAGCCTCAAATCAGTAACTGAGTTTATTAACTTACATGCTTCTTACGTGCAGCCTATCAAGAGATTCATCGAAGCATTCAGTCAAAACAGCTTAGACATGGCGGAAAATTATCCTGATCACCTTGCATGCTCCTACGCTTCAAATGGACAGCTTCTAAAGAGTTTCATGAGGCTTCAGAAAATGTCCGGACCTGTCAGTGCTTTCGTTGACGAAGATGACAATTCCTTTTTCCGGGAAAAAATTAATTCGAAAATGTGGTCATTAATTGAAAAATTTCTAAATTATTCAATAGACAACATCTCTGAATTTGATCATAAAAAAGTAGTTTTTTACGGAACGACCCCAGGATCTTTTTACGAATCTCTGTCAAATTTTACAGACGAATCACCGGAGTTTGGAAGCTGGCCGACCGAGACTTCTTATGTTCCGATAAAAACAGTTTTTAATATTAAAAAAACAAACCCACTTGACGAAAACATTACGTTCGCAAGTCCAGAAGAAGCTATACCCGATATTGATTTGAATGTAATTCTTGATGAAACTACTATTCTGTCTAACGTTACCTCGGATGCAAACTGGGAAGACATCGCAGACTCTGTCACTTTTATATCCCCTACCCAAATCCCTAGTTTTGATAAGATACCCAATACAGAAAAAGGTTCTCCGGCTTCTATTTTATCTTACGTTAGAAATTCAATAGGGTTTTCAGTCAATAGTATTCTCGATGAAAATCAAACCATTTCCGATGAAGAAGTTGACAAACTAAGGGATATGGCAAGAAGAAAGCTGGGTGACTTTTGTTATAAGTTCTTAATAAATTCAATTTATTCTCTAGAGCTCAGAGACGAAAAAATAATTAGGGAAGGAGCCAAGGGGATGATAAAGAACCCGTCGGTCGACGGCGATGATTTTATCTCAAAATTTAAAAATTCTTTAAGCTTAATTGACGTTAGCCTGAAAGATGTTTTTGAAAAGCTCACCACTGATAAAGTGTCAGAGCCGAAAGGTTTCGACGGAAGCAAAATATCTCAGTCAAAAGGAGAGAGAAGGGCTAGAAGGCCTATGGATAACGAACTAAAAAGAAGCTTAAGACCTTCGGCCAAGATTTCTGATAACGGGACTCCTTTTATAGCTCCGCCAGATCTTAATGATCAAGAATTCTATATAGGAGAAGTTCTTTTTTCTTCTTTGATGATGTACGATCACAGGCTTTTGTTCGGGACTCCCTTGTTTGATGATATTGTAAGTGTTGAATTTGATTCTGAAAATACATTAGCTAAGCCCGTATTCGA